ACAACCTGCCCGGTGTTGGGGTCTACATCCTTAATCCAGATCTTACGCAGCTTGCCGCCGTTGATAGGCCCCTTTGTGACACCAGTTCCAAGGATAGCCATATCTTCCATTGCCATCTTACAGTGACGAGCGTAGTCTGTCTCTTCCAACTGATCTTCGATGTAGTCTTCCATGCGTTTGATAGCGTAATCTACATCTACACCCTCTTCAGACTGAGGTACACGAGAGGTACGAAGGCTCCAGTTCTTATCCCCTGCCCCAAACTGAGTAGACATGAGCTGAGATACGACAGCATCGACCTTTGGACGTACAATGTTGACACGAGTCTTGTTACCCTGTGCTTCGCGTTGCTCGGAACTCTCTGGATACATGTACACTTGTTTAGATATACCCAGCTTGCCCATATACAGATCGCGAGCAGTAGTCCATTCCGCCTCTTTCTGTCCTCGAAAGTGCATACGAGTACGTAAAGTAGCCTCAATATCAGCAGCAAGTGTGTCTTTTGCTCGTGCTTTCTCATCTTCCATAGCTTTAGCTGTATCCAACACAGCTTGAAGCATGTCTAGATCCTCAGATGCTACCTGTCCTGACGAAGCAGCAGCGTCAATGATCTCTTGCAACTGCTCAACGGAATCATTTTCCATATCAGCTCCTATCAAAATGCTAATTTCCTACCGTATGAGTAGTTGCCACCTGTAATACCTTCTCGTGGCTTTGTCTTTGCGATGTGTTTGGTGTTAACTCCGTACCGAAAGGCATCCATCAAGTGATCGTCGGTCTTCTTAATCATCCCGTTCTCTCGGCGATACAGCATGTACTCACGAAAGAACTCGTTGCAATGCTTAAACACTTTCAATCTACCAGTAGACAGCAGTTCCCAACACGTAGCGATGCCGGATTCCACAGCGTTGTTAGCTAAAACAAGACTCAGTCCGTACTGTCTGTAGATGTTGTACAGTTTCTGTCCATCAACCTGAGACCTATTGTGAGAGGCAGGATCAATAGCACCCATCATCCAGTTGCCAGCTATACCTTTTACAGCCTCGGCGTGGATAAGTGGCTCTGCTCTCTGCCCTTTGTACTCGTTTGTTACGTAGATAATGCCGCTGTCTGGGTCTCGTGCGAAGAATAGAACAGCTGTAAAGTTCCAGCCAACATCCATTCCGTACCATCTTTCGTAGTGATCGGGTATCATAAAGGGATCACATTCCACATCACTACGTACCACAGGGTATATAGTCCCTTCACCAATAGTAGGCACACCCTCACTACGTGCTTTACGTAGATATACAGGAGTAGCATCTAGTATCTGAGCTTTGGATTCAGGAGTAAGGTGTGGTACATCATTCCACGTAGCCATCACAATAGCTCGGCTTGCAGCTGTTTCGGTCTGTTGTTCTACAAACCTATCGCCACTAAGAAAGACTCCTGTAGAAGCTAGATGCACAACCAGCGCAGTAAGTCCTTTGAGCGGTGTGAAGGTACTCAGAACTATACCGTTCGTCGTCATAGTACGCAGGAGGCATTCGTTGTACACATCTTCTGGACACTCTTCGTCCAACCACACTACATGACGTGCAGTACCAAAGAAGGAGTCCACTCCTCGATCAAACGATTTGAACGTGATGTTGCTGTATCCACCAGATACGTGTTTAACGCGAGCCAGTTCAATTCCGTTAGGCACCCCTTGCATAGACCACGTTCTGTCGATACAAGCAGCTGGGATCGTTCCTGTGCCTACCTCGTTGATACCGCCGAGCAATATCTGTTGAATCGTGTCTCGTGTAGTTGTCTTGTCTTTACCTGCCACCCAAATATCTACAGGATGATCGAACCGTCTACCATTCCACCACGACGGGTATCTTCCGGTAGCGTGATAAGATACAGCGCATCCGCCAGCTTGCGATTTTCCGACACGATTTGCGCTTAGGAATACACACTCTCGGAACTTAGACGAAGCATCGAACCACAGCTTGTGCATTGGGTAATGTTCAATAGAGAAAGGAGTATTCGGAACAAACCACTTGTCCGTACCTGCCTTATCCTCTACATCAACTAGCTCAGAGAGTTTGTTGCGTAAATCCAATAACTCTTGAACTGTCATCTTGGAAACGTCTATTGTCATGCTTGGACTTTTGTCTTGTTTAACAGATCGGTAACTTGTTTACGCAACGACTCAGCGTCCTGAGCCCCGGAGGTTTTGTCAGCAACTTCTGTCTTGTCAGCCCATCCCCATCGGTTTTTCATGTTGTTGTACCACAACGGTCCATTGAAAGTCTTGTCGTTAAGGCTCTCTCGCCCAATCTTCAGCCAGTAGGCTTTGGCCCAGTCTCTACCAGTATCCACAAAGTCTCGAAACGCCTCATCTGTTTCGTACAGATTAATGAACTTTCTCTTTGTGATACGTAGAGCTAGAGCTACCTCTTCATCAGAAGCACCTCTGGCGTACTCGTCCATGAGTACTCGATCCCATTCTGGGATAGTAGGTCGCATAGTTAATACTTTCCTGTTGACATGCGGTTAGCTAGATACCGTGCTCGTTGTCCCGTCTGAGCTGCCCACTTACTGTCTAGCATGTGCAACGCAGCAGCACAATAGTCTCCAATAGAAATAGAGTGCAATGTGTTCTTGAACTTAGACAAACCATCTCTTCCGAGATTGAAAGCCATGTTAGCTACAACTGTTTTACGAGGAGCACACAGAGAGTTAAATCCTTTCACTACAGTCTTTGCGTCTTCGATAGCTTGTTTAGCGTCAGCTTGTAATAGTTGCTCTGCTTGCTCTAAAGTAATAGGCTCGGACGATACATTCTTAGTATGTCCGTACCCAATAGTTAGAACTCCAACAGAATCTCGATAAGGCTTAAGTCTTAGACCTTCGTCTTTTCGTAGATCTGCAAGTAAATGTTTTTCCCAAGACATATTACACTTCCACCAAGCTAATGTTATCCATCGTAAACGGGTCCCCGCCAAGTAACGTCATGGTGAATGATGTAGCGGCTGCTGTAGTTACAGTAAAATCATAGGCAGCAAGCCCAGGGGTAGTAGATAGTATCAGAGTATTTATATAGTCATACCCAGAAAATACTTCTATCTGCGCTCCTCCTGGGATGGATATAGTTGTGAAAGACAGTCTATAAGACTTTCCAATTTCTAGAGGGCGGGTAAACGAGCAAGATATAACATCTCCTAATCCTAAATACTCACCACGAAGCAGTGTTCCTGCTATTCTCCACTCCCCACCTGGAGTCGGAAACGACCAACCAGTGCTAGTAGCGAACGTAACGTCTGCATTCAACAGCTCACTGGATACACTAGAGGTATTACTTGGCACAAGTCCTGGGCGGAATGCTCCGGATAAATGTCCTTGTAGATTGTTGAATAGGTGAGACATAGTTTATCCAATCCGAGCGCGAATAGTACCAGAGGTGTATGAGGTACAGTTCCAACGAATGTCCATATCTCCGCCTGGAACAAAGGTGCCAGTAGTGTTAGCTGTGTAAGATCCACTTGGAACGTCAATCCAAGATCCCAGATTAGGAATGGAAGTCTGAAGTTTCACAGTTCCCGTGAACGCTACTCCGTCAATCTGATTGCAAAGCTGAATAGCTAGAATGTCCAAGCCTTTGGCTTTCCGATATTCATAGACGGTGCCAGCTACAGCGGTAGTAAAGGTATCAATAACTTGTTCGTTAGCCATTGGGTGTTCTCCGTGTTATCCATATTGAGTTACGATTACGTATCCAGCCCCGCCGTTCCCACCAGCTCCTGAGTTACCGGATCTAGCACATCCACCACCACCTCCCCCTCCCCCACCATACCCGCCGTTTCCTCCGGAATACCCGTTCCCAGAAATGTTTGCCCCTCCACCTCCACCACCAAGCCCGATACCAAGAACGGTGGGACCGTCTGTGCCTACTGCCCCTGCTCCAGCAGCTCCAGCGCTATAGTTACCTGATGATCCCAAAAACACGCTTCCTGCACCTGTCACAGAAGATCCAGCTTGTGCGAGCACCAATGCACCTGGAGTAGCTGCGGTAATTCCTCCACCACCGCCACCTCCACTAGATACGAACTTAGTTACAGACGGAGCAGCCCCTCCCCCAGCTCCTCCAGACGGAGCGGTATAAAAGTCTGTTCCGGAATAATGTTGGCTAATTCCTATAGCAGCTCCGCCAACATTGTTTGAAGCCTTTCCTCCTCCTATAGCAAATACCAGAGATCCAAAAGAGGAGTTCCCTCCACCCGTCCCGGCGTTAAAGCCAGATCCAGAAGAAACAGACCCACCATTTCCTCCAGCTCCTACAGTTATAGTTTGAGAAGATCCAGCGTAAGATGCTGGTATAATCACATCTACTACGGCCCCTGCTGATCCTCCACCTCCTCCTATACAAGCTGTCGGGGCGGCTCTTACTTGACCAGAGGCTCCTCCTCCTCCTCCTGCTACTAAGAATACCCGAACTACCTTAGTCCAGCTTTCCTTTGTCCACGTAGCCCCAGAGTCAGCTACTTCGTACCTATTTGTCTTTGATAGCTGAGCGGAAGATCCGCTTGCAATACCATCTAGCTTTGTCTTATCAGCGGATGACATGAACCCAGCAGACGCACCAGAAGCGTTTGAGTGAGCAGTTCCACCAGAGCCTACGTGAGCTACAGGAGCATACCGTGCGTCACCTCTAGCGTCGTTGTGATACTGGCTGTGGTCATCGTCACCTAAGCCTGTGAGTGCTCCGTGATCGGTTACACCTCCACTAGAAGCAGTCGGTAAGCTGTTACGAAGTCCCATTGATTACAGCTCCGATAGCTGTGCCAGAAGTGTACGCAGAGCAGATCCACCGAATGTCACAGTCTCCTCCTGGTTCAAACACCTGAGCAGTAGCAGCTGTGTAAGAGCCCGTAGGCTCGTCTACCCACACACCTTGGTCGGGATCTGAAGTCTGTAGTTTGAATGTACCCACGAAGGTTCCGTACAACATCACACGTACAGTAGAGTGAGGAGTTGTAGATCTTCGGTATCTATACGGTCCTACGACAGCGTTAGCTGCTGCCATAGGGCCTCTTACAGTAGTGTTACTTATTGGCATTAAAGTAGTTCCAACTCGTCACGAGTTAAGCGAGTGCGAGTCACACTTCTTCGAGCTGAATGAAGCTACCAGCCAGCACAACAGTATCAGAAGCATGGGACGCATTCTGAGCGGCCTGTACTTGCACATAACCATCTGCCGTACCTTTGTACGTACCAACTGCCAACAGCTCTACAGCAGCAGCGGTAGCACCGGCAGCAACAGTAGCTACAGTCGTAGCGGAAGTAGAGGCACCGTCAGCTTGTACCTGTCCAACACAGAA